CAGAACAACTTCTTCAAGAGGATTAGGTGCATAATATGGCTGACTTAGCAGGTGCAAATCTAGAACATGCAGTGTTTTTGAAGTTGGGTGCTTATGGAACAGGTGGTAGTTCCGAGGATTTAGTAACGAATACTATTCCTTTGAAGGTAACTAGTATTAGCATATCTACTTCAAAAACAATTCCTTCATTAGAAGTTCCTTTTTCCGGCGCATTGTCCGGTGAATCCATTACTGCGGCTTTGGATTTAGGTATGGCTAGTAAGTCAATAAGTCTTAATGGTTTTATTTTAGAAGATACTATTACAAAAAAATGGGCGGAAGATGGTGCGCCAACAGGTGCTAAAACTTACACTGCAATTGAACTTGCTCAAATGATACATTCTAGTGTAGACTCTACCGGACTTCAAACATATCAAGCGATTAACGAATTAGTTTTTCTTTATGATTCTAAAGTGGATGAAAACGGACTACAAAGGGGAGTAGACCAAGCATCAATAGATGTTGATGGAACAGACAAAACACAAGTAATACCGTTCAATTATTCTTCTAGAGGAAACAGAAAAGAAAGAGACAATCGAGGTGCTGTTTTAGCAAACACTTTCCCCACGAATCAATTCTCTACAGGAATGAAAGGATTTGTCCGAAGTTTCAATACTACAATAGATTCGGAAACCATTGACATTAGTTTTGATTTACAATTTGAAGTCGCTCAAGTATTCCCTAGCGGTAATATTGCTACAACAATTGCGGATGCAATCTCTTGAGGTGAAAATATGTATCGAGTAATGACGGGAAAACAAAGAAGTTTGGTATTCCCTGTTATGTGTAATGCACATGTAAGAATAGATTATTCGGATAACATACCAAAAGGTGCTGATAATACTACCGCTTCTAGTGATGATGTTGTTTATGGTTTATGGGGTTTGAAAGATAACTTTACAATTGAGACAACTATTACTCCTTATGATGTGAACGGTTATTCTAGCAGGTTTTATGATTTAAATATACAAAGCATAGAAAACTCTAAAAAAATATTACCTGCAATAGATAAAGACCAAACATCAACTGATTACCTTTCACATTATTATTTGTCCGAGACAGCAAAACTTACGCATGAAATGAGAATATTTCATAGCACTAAAGTTCAAGTTTCTTTGGTAAATGTTACTACACATAACCACAACCAACCTGCCCAATATAAAATTAGATTTAAGTTGATTTTAGGTTCTACTACTACAACATTAGATAGTGATGTTGTAATTACACCCTCTAGTGGAATCAATTGGCCTTTGGCAAATAACACTACTAATTCTCTTACTAAAGGATTATTTGACGCTGATGGAAAATACACCCATACATTTGAAAGAACCACAGCGAGTAGCGGTAACAGTGGAACAACATTGGTATTTTCTAGTCCAACTCTTGCAGAGGATAATTTTTATGACGGACAAGAACTATTTATTTCTAATGGCGGAGTTCCTCAATCAATAGGAACAATAGACCATGTGAGAGTTACGGGGGAGTCCTCTGCTTTACCCCCTGTCAAACTAAATACTAGTCAATCTACTGCTCTAAACTCTACTGATATTTATGTTAAATCGCTACAACATCCTGCCTATGTAGATAATTTTAATCATATTGCAGTGACTTACAACGATACTCAAAAACTAATGTCAATATATTTAGATGGTAATTTAATTAAATCAACAACTCATACTGCTAGTGATTCTTTTGCTTTTGATAGAGAAGACTTTTTCTTAGGTGCTAATGGAACAGGTGCTAATGGTGCGGCTAATACAGCAGTTACTAATAATCAATTTATGGGAGAGATGCACGAATTTGCTATAAGTTCAATTGCTAAAACTAATTTTAATATTTTTAATTTGACTCCTAGATATGCAAATACATTATTATATTTTAGATTTGAAGAGGTGGATGAATGAGTATAGTAATGATGAGACAGGGTAGAACTCTAAACTCTTCTAGCGTTTCTACTTTAGCAAGTTCTAGTAATAATGTCAATTTTGATTGTCCTACTAATCCTGTATTAAAGGACAGTGATAATTTAGATGACACTAAGAGACTGTTTGCCTTTATTACTACTGATGATTCATTTAGCCCTACAGTTATTCAGCAATTAGAAGGTAGTGATTCAGCCGGAACTGAATACAATAATCTAGAAAATACAGAGGGCTACAGGATAAAATGTTATAGTGACTATGACTCTACAGGAATACGGCTTAACGCATTAACTGATTCGGAGTTATTGAGTAATAATTATTTTGTTTTGATTCATTCCGATAATGTTTTGATGCACCACTTTGCTAAAATTACTCAAACATTAACAGACGATGTTTCGGGAGATACTTTTGAGTTTGAGCCTAGACTTGGAAACCAAATACCAAAGAACGCTAAGTTTATGGTTTTCAAAGGCCCACCTGTAAATACTCCTTCGCTCGTTTCTGTTTCAATGGGGATAAGAGCGACTGAAATAACTACAGGTTCAACAACATACAGAACAAATAAATCATTTTTATGTTCAAGACCACACTTTTATTTTTACGAAGATAGGCTAGATAAGAAGAACGAATTAGACCACAACACTAAATATTTTGTAAAATATGAAAGTGATTCTTTGGCTAATGCTACGGTTAATTCTTTTTCTACTAAAACAGCGTTTGTTACTGTTCCCGATTTTGGTTTTTCTATAAAGGATTACAGTAGTTATTCTATTAAGGCAACTTTAGTAGATAATTTAAGAAACTTAGACGACCCTCGTAATGCGGCATCATCAACAAAACAAACATCTAATGAAGGATTGACTGCTGTAAATAATGATTTTACAGATTATAATAAATGTTTTCTAAATGCTAGAAGGCCGACTGTAAATGCAAGTGCTTCAATAACAGGAGGCTCGGCTATGCTTGGCCCAACTCGATATACTCACTATTCATTCTCTCCTTCTAAAGCCAATGAAGCACCCTATGTCATTAATACAAGAATATTAGAATCGGTTGGTGGAAGAGGGGGTCATGCCGATGCTAAAATGATAGACACTCTAAGAATCATGCCCTCTAAAGTAGCGGAGTTTGATTCGTTTAGAATTAGACATCAAGTTCATAGAGGTCACTTCTTTGAATGGTTTCCTCTCAAGGCAACTATTTCAGCAAATGTTTCCGGTAATGAATATACCTTTTCTGTTGATGGTGACTATGATTTGTCTAATTTATTGACAGCAAATGAAGAAGTTCGTGTTGGAGATAGAGTCTTAAGAGTGAGTGCAATTGACAGTCTAAACACTACTGCTGATACTCAAGACATTACCTTTACTGCCGATAGTAGATTGGAAACTTCTAAGGTTTTCTCTTCTTCATCATACACTCTTTCTAGTGGAGACAGATTATACCGTAGAGCATTTAGTAGTTTAAACTCTACACTACTTACAACATTCCCTATAATTGAAGGTAGAGAAAGCGACCTAAGAATAGTAATATCGGATGTTAATTATGAAGCATTAGAGGCTACAGTTACCGCTTCTAATTCAAATCAAAAGTTATTGACTTTGAGTTTTTCTAATGCTTTGGGTGAAAAGTTTGGGTCTACTTTTTCAGCATTAGAATATGTAAGCGGAGACTATATTCTTGAAATAGAAAGGTTTGATGGAGAAGTTGAACAGATAATTACTGAAAGAGAACACGGACAAAATATGTTTAATATATCGGGTAGAGACAATTACTCTAAATTGATTTCACCTGTAGTAAATAAAGATACTTTGTTTTCCGAGGATATTGTTTATTCTAGTTTGAGTCCGTTTAATTCTTTAGAAAAGGTCGGTGAAATATCAAACAGTGGGCATATTTTATTTAATAATAAAGTATTTCACATATTAAAATCGGGAATATTGAAAGTTCCTTTGGCTAATGACAGAATATACATAAAATACCGGAACGGAGTTGTTTCATATGCGGGTCAAATAAATAGCGTAGATGACACACACGCTAGTTATTATGAAGTTACTTTGAAACACATGCCATTGGCTGAAGGATTTTATGTTCCTACAAATAACGAAATAGAAATTTGGAGAGACGCAAATAAAAACTACATGTTTAACAAAGCGTTATCGGCTGATAATCAATTATCATCCTTTGCTACCTCTTTAACAGGTAGTGCAAATAAGGGTCTTTTCTTTGAAAGTGGAATAAAAATATCCGACTCTTCTTCTCTTATTGGCACTACTACTTCTCGCACTACAGGCGTAGATACAAATGCAGTCGGGTATCACATACACCACCCTTCATCAGTAAGTAGAACAGACGAACAATTTCAAGCGAGATTGAGTGACGGTGGTTCTAATTTTGAAACATTCGATACTGTAAATACTCTTATGGACTTTTCAATTCTAAATATATCAACAGTTGATGGTAAAACAACAATAGAGATTGCACCATATTTGCCTTTGACTCTTGGTAGGGCCGACCATAATGATTATGATACTTATGAGAATACTTACACTACGATAGGAACTACTACAACTGCTTCTACTTCTTCAAATATTACTGCGAATAAATGGTTGGATGTCTCGCCTTCTTCTGTTTCAACAATAAAAACAGTGGCTAAAGAGGGGCTACCTATCTATGTTGATTCTGTTTTTGCTGGATATTGTCTTCAAGTAGTAGCCTATAAAGGTGGTAGTGATACTTACAAAATATTCTTAGATAGGACATTTACAAATTACGCTTCAAGTTCAACTGTTTCTGTATTGACTGCGGCATCTTCGGACTTATCCGACTATGTTTCTAAGGACACCACTAATCTATATTTCATAAATGGAGAACACTTACATGGAGGTAAATATGTTACTTTATTGAACTCTCAATATGGTAGTAATGCAGGTGATTATGAAAAACCTACATATTATAACTTCAATAGACCTATTACTGCTCTATCCGGTAATGATACTGGTGTAATGAAAACATATGCCGAAAGATTCGGGCCATCACTTTACAAATTAAACCATATAGAAAAAGGAGACTTTAATAGAAAATCACAGACTATTGCTACAGATTACTACCGAGGCACTAGTGGTTCGTCTGTTACTACGGAAGTATCACTAAAATCCGATACTAATTACTACGGTGGAGGTAGTAAAATACAATATTATTCATCGGCATATAAATTAAGTCAAGGACAAACAACCCTCCAAAAAATACCTAGCCGATTTCAAGAGACAGCACACCCTCATTTATCTATAGAAGAAAGAGGAACATACCCTGCTAGTGGTTCGTTATTTTGGGATTACAATATTTATGAAAACGGTCACACTAAACCAACAGTATTTACTTCGGCTGACCCAACTCAAGGGGGTTTAATTAAAAGTAACTATTACATTAAAGACTTCATAGAACAAATAGACCCAAAGGTTGCTAGAATGTTTTTATTTGCTACTTCGGACTTACTACCATATTCTAGACTTAGAACAGATAGTTTGTTTTATTCAAATAGAGACTTGACTCAATTTAAATTATTCCTGTTAAATGAACCCAATGAAGATGAGTTTTCTACAAAGCATTCTAATTACGAAGGTTCGGGTCTATCTAAGAAAATACTAGATACAGATTATCAAAGTGCTAATATTATTGAATATGATGTAGATGATGTAAGTCAATTGAAAACTTTCGGTATGATTAGATTAACTGAATTAGTATTCGATTCTACATTTAATCAAATAGATTCGGAAAATCTACCGGATAAAAAGAAAACAATTAGTAGTTTTAAGTATGATTTTCACACTCTTGAGACAGTTAAAGATTCGTCGGCTACAGCATTAACTATTTCTTCTGCTACTGCTTCTACAGTTGTAGTAAGTGGAACACCTGTATTATCGGCGGGAGATATTATTTGCGATTCAAACGGTAATATGATTGGAGAAGTGGCTAGTGTCAGCACAACAACTATCAATCTACGAGAGTTATATGGTTCAACCGGACTTAAAGTAATTCTTACAGGTTCTAATTCAGCACTCGCTAGTGGTGGTCTATTTAAAGCAACTCCACATTCAAGTCTAGTTACGGGTCATGGCGAAACTGACTCATTTAATCAACTATTGAAAAGCCCACACCCGTTAAAAGGACTATTGCATGGAGGAATATACACTAGCACTGCATTTACTGAAAAGATGACAGAGGCTTTTACAGGCCCAACTAATGCAACAGGCGGCGTAACTACTGTAGCAAGTGATTCAAATTATAGTAATTTAGTTCTACCTTTTACCTTTGGTTCGGGAACCTTAAGCACAGATAAAACCGCACATGCTAGTTTGTATTTTAAAGCACTAGACGCTTTAAAATATTCAAATGAAGATGTTACTGTTTCCGGTGCTGAATATAATAATGAGACTACCATAGACCATACTAGCAATACAGATATTGTTGTAGGAATGAGTGTAAAAGGAGACGGAATACCAAATGGTGCTACTGTAGCATCAATAAGCAGTGCTACTAGATTTGTTTTATCCGACACTACTACCGGAGGGGCAAAAACAGGACAGGATTTAAGATTAACACATATTGAAAATATGTTTTTAAAATACGGCATCTTTGGTGTTGTATTTGATAGATTTAATGTTGATAGTGGAGTCACTGAACCAATGACTTCTTCGGGAACTGTATTCCCTCCTAATGACAATACTCACTTGAGAAGTTATACAGGGGGAACTTTAGTAAATATGGGTCTTTCTATTCGACCAAATAGATATAGACATTTATTTGGAACTGATAATAACGGAACCGATACTGAAACTTCTACTGCGGCTACAGATGCCGAGGGAA